ATGCCTTTGTACATATCAAATCCTAGTAACTCAAGGTGTGCACCGAGGAATGGAGCTTTACAGTTAGCAATAAAATCTGTATACTCTTTATAGTTAGCATTATTAATCCATGGAACAACAGCTACGCCTAGACCATCATAGTCTAGAACTGTCGGCTTCATTATAATATTAACATTGGAAGTAAAATATCCGAGCAGCTCTTTGAGGCTGCACAACTCATTAGTATTTTTATAAAACACATCATGATTCCCAGGAATAATATCCATAGTAATATCATTATCCCGAAGAGGTTCCAAGAAAACTTTACGATTTTGATTAAGTGCTTTAAAATTAACGAATTTCCGATGCTCATAGTAATCACCTAGATGTAATATGTTTTTAATGTTATGTTCTTTCAAGTAAGGAAAGAATATTTCTGAATAGAAACGTTCTTGATACTTTAGGAATATATCAGATGAGTTACGTACGCCGCAATGTGTATCATTCAATATAGCTACTTTCATATTATACCATAAACAATTCTAGTTTTTTAGCTTTAGCTGCAGCCTTTTCTTCCTTAGCAAACTGTTTAACTGCTTCGTCTTTAGTCTTAATAACATCAATACGGCTCTTAAGTTGATCAACATAAGCTCTTGTATCATTTGCTGCTTGTGCATCCATACCCATATCCATAAAGTCTTCTACACCCATACGTTCGATGAACCGATGCTTTATATCTTGTTGCTTCTTTTCTTTTGTAATACGCCGAATGAATGCAAAGAAACAAATCTGAGTAAAGTATGAGAATGCATTAGGGTTACCAGTGCGAGTAGCAGTTTCAATCTTATAATTACGAATAGCTCTTAGACAGTTTTCAACAGCATCCATTACCATTTCATCTCTATAAGTGTACCGAACAAAGTTCGGTCTGTGAGACAGGCCTTCGGATATCTTCATAAAGCATGTAGCAATATAATCAGTTACTTTAGGAGGTGTTTCATTTTTTTCTTCAGCATCATTAACTGACTTAACATAGTCAACAACAGCATAAGAAAATTCTTTATTGTTTACGTAGTGTGGTTTTTCTCTTGGTTTTAGTTTTTTAGTCATGTATTGTTCTCCATAATATGTATATTATAACACAGTTTCTAGAGAATGTACACTGTTAAAATAATTAAAATAAAGGTGTACATATGAGCGATTATGTGTTATAATAATATAGATCCCGGGGAGGGCAGGGGTATACTATATTATTTAATGTACTGTTTCAGGTTTATCAGGTACTAAAGTGGGTGTATCGTCATCATCATCATCTAATAAACTAGCATTAATGTCTTCTAGCTTTAATGCAAATCTTAAGTAAGATTCTTTTATTTGATCAGCTACAGCAGCATGTGCAACTACCATCGATTTGTCGATGGTAAATGTATTACTTAAAGAAAGATCAAACCAAGGTACTAAGTTAAATAGATCTGTCTTAGTCGTATTTATCATTATTCTAAATGGTCTATCAATAAGATAATTACTTTCATTATCAGACTCGACTAGTGCTATAATCTCATCGCCATTCATAAGTTTAAACTGACGTATAGGTAAATCTTTTATAGTTTCAATCATATGTTTATCTCATATACCTTGTATTTAAACTTCTCTTTATTATATATCTTAATTCTTTCAGCTGCATGATTTAACGTATAATTCTTTGAACTTTTCCAATGTAAATCATCAGCTATATCGTATACCTTTGTAGCTTTACCGTCAGTAGACTTACGTAATCCTCTACCAATCGATTGAAGTACTCTAACCTGAGACTTCGATGGTGATGCAAAGATTATGTTGTTTAGTCTTTTTATATTTATACCTGTAGAAAACGTACCAACCGAAGCTACAATAATTGCATCTGATTCACCTTCAGTGATAGCTCGTATATTCTCTCTATCATCTACTCCAGTTTCTCCAGATACATAAAAGAGTTTACGATTCGTTCTACCTATTTCTTCTAACTTCTTCGTTAACATATCATGTAATGGTTTACCATGTTTATCAACATACTGGAATAGAATAAGAGTATTACCATCTTGATCTAAAGCAAGGTTCGATATAAACTGATTACGAGGATCATGCCTTACAATAAAGTCCATCTCTTCTTGATACTTCACCTTTGAAATCTGTTTACAATATTCATCAGCATACTTAAGTAGTAATACTGATACATCTAAATCAGCCAAATCTTTCGAATCAATCAAAGCTTTAGTAGTAGTTACTTTATGTACTGGACCGAACAAACCTTCTAATACAAGCTGGTGTGTCTGTGTTCCATCCAATGTACCAGTTGTACCAATTCTATATTTAGCATTACAACACTTTTCAAGTATTGCAGTTAATGACTTAGCTTTGAAGTTATGTGCTTCATCACCTATGACCATACCATAGTCAGCAAACCATGGAGCGCGCTCCTTATATATCGACTGCCATGTACTAATCACCACTCTCTGTTTTATATCATACTTCTCTTTACCACCATAAATCCTATGACAATCCTCTTCTACATTCCATTTATCATATTGGCTATAATCAGCAAAATCAGAATACATTTGTTCCACAAGAGAAGTAGTCGGTACAATCAATAGGATATTACCTTCATCATACGTACTTAAATAATAACGAATCGCCATGTATATAATCAAAGACTTGCCAGATGCAGTCGGAGAAAGTAACAACGACTGTCTATTACTTAATGCATGATGTACAGCTTCTTGCTGATATCCTCTTGCCTCGATCTTATTACCACCTGCAGTCAAATGTAACTCATCTAATAATGCAGGTACATCTATATTCTCTGTAATATCTGGGCGACCATAGTGATGGCTATCTTCAACTTCTATTTCATAATCACGTGATGCAGCAAACTCACTAAGGTATTTAAATAACCCAGTATATAATAGCTTTTTACGAACATCGAATAATCGTATCTTACCGTCCCACATGCGATTCTTATAAGCAGGCATAAACTTATATCCTGGTACATAAAAACAAAAATGATCTGCTAATTCCATTTCAATACCAGGATCTGTCTGTATATTAAGGAATACGTGATTTGCTTTAGATATTACGATCTTGTCCAAGTTATCTCCAATATGGCCCTTCGCCCCATGCAACTATTGAATACCTAGTACCACTAGTCACTGGAGTTACTGTATGTTCTAAAAACGAAGGAAATATTACAACAGACCCTTTAACTGGAAATTTATTATCAGTAGGAGTACTAATTTCTGGATAATCTTGAATCTTTAAAAATCCTCCAGTATAGTCGTCATCATATTCAGATAGCTGTATAACTATTGTAAACTTTCTTTGATAACGACTAGTATTGTTTTCAAGATGACCATCTTTATGCCATATATAATTACCGCCTCCTTTATATCTCAATAAATCTATTTGATTTACGTGATTTATATCGATATCAGGAAAATCTGATTTTTTAATAACATCTTTTACACGTTTAAATATTTTTTCCCTAAGCCATTCGTAATCATCTAAGTTTAAACTATGAATATCACACTTTCGTACCTCCTCTGATAAAGAATGGTGATGTTTGCCAACAATTTCAGCAGGTTTAAATTTAACGTTATCATTATTAATAATTTCATCTATTTCATATTTCGATAAAAAATTATGTATTACCTCTGGTTTTAACGCATCATAGATAACATCATATTTAGTGTTATATACATTATACCCCACTTGTAAACTTCCTCCATTCAATCATATTTTTAATATTTTGATGGCGCCACTTAATATTCTCTAAGATTTCTTTTAGAGTCTTATCAAGTTCTTCGAGGTATTCGATTTTGGATTGTGCTTCTTGTATGATAGGATCAGAGTCATAGAATTTATCCATGTCTCCTTTAAGTACAGTAAGACCACCAAGAGGATCGTACTCCCAACCAAGATCATCCATCTCTTGCTTAGATAGTTTACCGTTATAGTGTAACCACTTATTTTTGAGCAATACTTTAAACTCGGCTTCACGTCGTCTTAACGTAAGCTTATTAATGCTCATAAGTTCTAGGTATTTTCCATGAAGTTTTGCAGATTCGCGAGATGCTTCATCTAACTGCATTTCATCTATCTCACAATCTTTCTGCCACATTTCTAGAATGGATTTTAAATCAATCATATAGTTACCTTTTCAATCAATATATTATATATACTTACTTTATTTCATAGTATGAGTACTTAAACGTTACCTCAGCTGTGAGATATTCGATATCCCCTTGGTTAACATCAAACTCTAAACCAGATAGACTGGTAGGGAATATACCTCTATAGTGTACTTCCTTTGTTTTATTTAAATGAGAATTAAGTATAACAAGAGTTGCATCTGATTGCATTTCGTTATCTTGCTTTTCACCATTTACAATATCATGAATCCAATTAAAGGTTTCAAGATAGTTTTCCATATTTTCAGTTACATTGAATCTTACAGTCAAATCATCAAATGCAATACGATCACCAACAAAACCAATATTAGATCCTTTATATGGTACAGGAGCTTCTGACATACTAATGCCGGGTAAACTTGCAGACGTACAAAAGTACTCAAGATTAGGATACTTAGTTGAATCAATCTTTAATTGAAAGCCCGTAGGACTTAGAAAGTTTTTATTAGTTGTCACTGCCATAATAGTATTTATACCTAATTTAAATTAAACGCGCCTTCCTTGGCACAAAATTTGGCTATTCGCCCTTTGGATCAGTCTTATCAGCAGTATCTCTGATAATACCACTCACGCTTTCTAACGTACCAGCGGTAATACCGACGACATCGTCTTTAACACCTTGCACAATATTCTGCGCACTGTTGTAAGTAGAGTCGATTGTATTACAACCAGCCAATAAAGCTAGCATCGCAATTACAATAAATGATTTCATATAAATCTCCTGTAATTTACGTTTTCCGCACTGTATGCTCATTTAGTCACCGCCAATACATATACCATCGCTTATCGCGAAGTCGATCAACTTCAACTCGGTTAATATTATTATCAACCATTATTATTTATAGGCAATAAAAAGAGGGATCCGAAGATCCCCCTTTAATTTTACTTCGAAGAAGTTATTACTGATTATACACCAGCAATAATGTTACGACGGAAGTAAGGGTTAGTACCAGGAGCACCAATACCTGAATTCGCACCAGAACCAATGTGAGCGAATGGGTTAGCAACTAGACCATAACGAGTCTTGAAGCCAACTTTAGGTTGGAAGTCACCAGCATTAACAGCTTTCAACATAGTTAATGGTACGTATGGGCAGTAGAATAAACCTGCGTCATAAGTGTTAGTACCTTTATAACCAACAGTAGCATAGTCATATTCTGCATAAGGATCGACATATACTTTCATGCCATTCTTAAGAGTACCAGCGAAAGTGTTACCAGCGTTATCGACTGCAAGATCACCAGCAGTAATAGCAGCACCGTAAGCCAAAGAACCAGCAGCTGATAAAGCAGCAGCAACTGAACTTGAGCAGATGATGTAGTTACCTTTACCACGACGAGTTTCTTTAGCAATGATGTTAGCTTCTTGCTCTAGACGGAAAGTAAGCCCTTGGAATTGCTCTGCTTGCCAACGGCCTTGACCAGTATCAGGATTTGAAGTACCAAGAGTAAGGAAACCGTTAACTGTACCAGTAGTACCAGTTTTAGCAGTTTCGTTAATGTTACGGATAACTTCACGGTTGATTTCACCAAGAATTTCAGCAGAAAGGATATTAGCCAATTCAGCTTCAGCATCTAGACCGTGTACAGCTTTAAGGTCTTGAGCCAATTCCATAGTGTAAGAAGCTTGTAGTGTACGTGTTTTAGCAGTTACACTTACTTTCTCAACAGTGAAACCCATTTCATTAGGATTCTTAACTTCACCATCAGCAGTTGCAAGGCCAGTACCAGTTGAACGAGTTAGGATTACTACAGTACCTGTACCAGTTGGAGCAGCTGAACCAGCAGTATATACTTCACCACCAACAGCAGTAGCAGGACCACCAACGTTTTCTGCATCCCAGTCAGTATTACCTGGAGCTACGATCTGTACAAGATCACCTGTTGAAACAGTTGTTGCATCAACAACAGTATTACTTTGAGTATTGCTATGAGTACCAGCACCTGAGAAATCAGTATCTGCTTCGTCGAATAGAGCTTCAGCCTGTCCAGAGATTGCGTTACCGTCGCCATAACGTGATTTCATCGCGAAGATAAGACCAGTTGGGCCAGACATTGGCTGTACACCAGCTACGTCATAAGCAATAAGGTTAGGCATTGCACGACGTACCAAAGAAATAAGTACAGGATCAGGGTTAGCTACAGAAGCAACGTTTTGGTTACCATCACCAACAGCTTCCGAGATTGAGTAAGTTGAAGCAGCAGCTTCTTGACGAAGAGCAGATTCAGTGTTTTCTAAAAGACGAGCAGTTACTGCACGCTTTTCTGAGGACTCGATGATTGGTGCACTTGAGTGATCCAATACTGGAGCCCATTTTTCCATAAGGGCTTGATCTGATTTAAACATTTTAGTTTCTCCTATTAATGTTTATTTTAAAAAAATAGTTTTTACAGCTTACTTAAATACGTGTGAACTAAGTGCTGAGGTGTATCTTGACATTGAATCAGATGTTTGCTCAGTAAGAGCTTGATCTGTTCCAACAACTTTATCAACTTCTGATTCTGATTCAACAGACTCTTTCATGAAGTAAGATTCTTTGATAGTTTTCACTTTCATTTCGAAAGATTCAACATCGCCAAACTCTACATCTTCAACCAAAGAAGAAAGTTTTTCAGCTTCAGTAGCTGCGAGGTCAGAGGTATATTTTCTTACTACATCTGCACGTTGTGACTCTTGTACAGATTGAAATAATTCAACATTCTCATCGGTGGTTTTATTGAGTTGCTCTTCCAGCTCGGCAACCTGTTCTGACAATTCGTCAACCAGATCTTCCTTACCTTCAGGTACACTAAGATAGTGCTCTTTGAATACAGACTGCAAAGAAGTCATGAATGATTCTGCGATTTCGGTACGTAGACCTGCTTCAACAGCAACAGCATTAGACTCCATCCAACCTTCAACAACATAGTTTAAGTAAGCATCAACTTTTTCAACTAGGTCGCTTTTAACAGAAGAAACTTCTTCTTCTAGGTTTTGTGCATATTCACCTTCAAGACGATCAATTTCAGTACCAACTTTGCTTGATAGCGCAGCCTCAAAGATAGCTCCAGCTTTACCGCGGAAACCATCAGAAAGAGTTGCTTCTTCAGCAACAAGTACATCTAGATCTTCTGAATAGTCAATGTGTGATACATCAGCAGTTTCTGTAACAACAGCTTCTTCTTCAGCATCTACATCTTCTTTCATTTGAGCAGCTTTCATCATACCTTGGTATAATTTAACAGCTTCATCTTTCTTAGCTTTTTTCATCATTGAATAAGCAGCATTTACGATACCAGCTTTAGTCTTAGGAATTTCTTGATCAGCACCGATTTCCTTTCCGTCTCCGCCGTCAACGCCATCTTCAGCGCCTTCATCGACTTCAACTTCATCTTCATCTTCGTCCTCATCTTCGTCAACATCGTCTTTTTTCGCTTTCTTGACTTTGTCTTCGTCTTCTTCCTTTTTGACTGCAGCTTTCTCTTCAAGTGTTTCCTCGTCTAATGAATCAACTTGTGTCTCATCAACGAGCTCTTCACTTAGCTCTGCATTATCAATGTCTTCGTTTACAATAGACATATATTATCTCCTTAGGAGTTTACAAGTTTAGAGAGGAAATTCTTAAAAGCTTTAATCTCAATATCTGCTGAACGCATATTTCGAGCCTCTTTTATTTCAGTCTCAATTATTTCAATTTCTTGAGGTTTTAAAATGCCATTATCCCACACCCAATCAACACCTTCCATAATACCATTAACGAATGCTTCGGGAGCAGATGGATCCTGTACAATATCTACAGTTGCTAACATAAAGTCTTTTCCGACCTGCATGACACCATTTTTTTTCTCAAGAGTACCCATACCACGACTTGATACACCAAGCTTTACACCACCTTCAAGTAGACCTTCAACGATCTTTCCCATAGGAGTCTGTAAAATTGATGCCTTTCCAATAACATCACTACC